GCCATGCATCATGAGGGGGGCATAGATGATCTGCAAGAACGTGATGACCGGACATATTTTATGGTCTGCAACGTACTGGAGGAATTGAGTGCGCCGTAAAAACTTATCTAAGCGCCGCTGGAAGGCCCGCCTGATGCTGGGCTTGTGGATTCCGGGCATGGTTGTTCATGCCTATGGTTTTCAACCGCCCAAAGGTTATGTTTGGGAGCCCCATCACGATCTGGATTTTGGGCGGTTGGTCAAATGTGGTACAATGACAGCATGACAGATGACACCTATGTCTCCAGCGGTTGGCACTATCGCTACGGATGGCTCCGTCGCCCGGAGCTAGACGACGCGAACGGCTATGCTTACGAGGAGGCTGACGGCGACGTAATATTTACCCGCCGCATCACGCACTCGGTGCGGGCCTATCTCGATTGCTGGCGCGATGCCGACACCGGCAAGAAATATCTTACGTTCACCCGGCTGCCTGTTAAGTGCTGGGCCAAGGCGAGCAAATGACAATCCTCAACCTCGACGGCAAGACCATCTCGATTGAAGAGCAGTTACGAGATCTGGACCGCGCCGACTGTGAGGACTCCCTTTACACGTTTCTGGTGAACGGATGGCGGTATATCGATCCTGCGCCGTTTGCTCACGGCTGGCCTATTGAGGCGGTCGCAGAACACCTACAGGCGGTCGTAGACGGCGATATCCAACGGCTGATCATCAACATACCGCCGCGCTGCGCGAAGTCGTCCCTGACCTCCGTAGCCTTCCCTGCGTTCACATGGGCGCAGAGGCGGGTAAGTGACACCAGCGGGCCGGGCGTCCAGTTCCTGCATGCGTCCTATGCCCAGAGCCTGTCCCTGCGCGATTCAACGAAGTGCCGCCGCCTGATCGAGAGCCCTTGGTATCAGAACCTGTGGGGCAATCGGTTTCAGCTTATGGCTGATCAGAACACGAAGACCCGTTTTGACAACGATCAGGGCGGCTCCCGTCTATCCACCTCGGTGGGCTCATCGCTGACGGGCGAGGGTGGCAACATCATCGTCGTCGATGACCCCAACGCGGCGCAGGAGGCCTTCTCAGAGGCTACCATCGCCAGCACCATCGAATGGTGGGATGGCGCGCTCTCGACTCGCCTAAACAATGCAAAGACGGGCGCGTTCGTTGTGATTCAACAGCGCCTCGGCGAAGAAGACCTAACCGGGCACATCCTAAGCAAGGATCACGGGGAGTGGACGCACCTATGTCTGCCGATGCGGTATGAGCCGGAACGCTCGTTTCATACGGTGATCGGATGGGAAGACCCCCGTGTTGAGGCTGGGGAGCTTCTGTGGCCCGAACGCTTTGGTGAGAGGGAAGTCTCTAGCCTCGAACGCGAGATGGGGCCGTACAAGTCCGCTGGGCAGCTTCAGCAACGCCCGGAGCCCAAGGGTGGCGGCGTCATCAAGCGCGAATGGTGGCAGCTTTGGGAGGGTGAGACGTTTCCATCGCTCGATTACGTCATTGCATCGCTAGACACCGCATATACGACCAAGACTGAAAACGATTTCTCGGCGCTCACAGTATGGGCTACGTTTTCGGGGGGTGATCAGAAAGCTCTTGCGACCCGTGTCATCGGTCGCGACACCGAAACCATCTCGATGATCAAGCGCACCTACACCGAAGAACACCCGAAGCTGATGATGCTGTGGGCATGGCAAGAGCGTTTGGAGCTTCATGACCTCGTGACGAAGGTCTCCGAGAGCATGAAAAAGTTTAAGGTGGACAAGCTGTTGATCGAGAACAAGGCCTCGGGGATCAGCGTGGCGCAAGAGATCCGCAGGCTTTACGGGCACGAGGATTTCGCTGTTCAGTTGATTGACCCGAAGAGCCAAGACAAGCTGTCGCGGCTATACTCGGTGCAACATCTGTTTGCGGAGGGCCTGATCTATGCGCCTGACAGGTCATGGGCCGATCAGGTAATCACACAGGTCAGCACGTTCCCAAAAGCAAAGCACGATGATCTGGTCGATACGGTGAGCATGGCACTGCGTCATCTTCGCGAGATTGGCTTGTTGGTGCGCGGAGATGAGTTCACTGCGGATCTGGAAAGCCAGATGAACTTTGCCGGTTCGGCACCGCCGCCGTTGTATGGTATTTGATGTTTGGTGGCCGGGAAGACCGGTGAGGCCCTGTCGCGCAACAGGCACCCAAGATGCTGGAGCCCTCGCCCAGCCCACCGTGAGCGGGCGTAACTCAGTGGTAGAGTGTCAGCCTTCCAAGCTGTTCGTCGCTGGTTCGAATCCAGTCGCCCGCTCCATTATCTAACCTTCATTAGTTGTGCTATATTGCCCCATCACAGGGGATTCCGATGGCACGAGTGCTTGCAAGCGCAGTAGTGGATGTAATCAAGCCAGCCACGCCGGTTAGGGTTGGAAACTTTCGCGTAGAGGTATGGGGTTTGGCTCCATACGATTATGTGCGCATCTATGAAATCCTAGCCAAATCCGATACAATAGCCGCGCAGGAAGGTATCCAGCGTTTCGTCACCGAGATGGAAAAGCTCGATATTTCAGAGGGATAACCCATGCCGATGGTTCCGGGGCTGGTGCCCAACATTCGTCAACTTGCGCCTGAGATGCCAAACATCGCCTCCAATGATGACGGCGTCGAGGTGATCGTCGATGACGACAAGCCTTCGGTTGACACCGATGAAAAGGGCAACATCCTGCGCATCGAGCATCCCGATGGATCGATCTCGATATCCCTCGACGGGCGTGGCATTGCGGGTAGTGAAGAGACCGAAGCTGAGCGCGCAAGGGAATGGTTCTGCAACCTCGTTGAAGAGATCGATGACGGCGAACTGACGCGGATTTCCGATGAGCTAATGCGAGGGGTCCGTGATGACATTGAGAGCCGCCGTGAGTGGATCGAGGATCGCGCGCAGGGCATCAAGCTGCTGGGCCTGAAGATTGAGATACCGGGCTTGCAGGGGGCAACTGATGGCGCTCCGGTGGAGGGCATGAGTAAGATCCGCCACCCGCTGTTGCTTGAGGCTGTGCTGCGGTTCCAAGCCAATGCCCGCAGTGAGATGCTGCCTACCGATGGGCCGGTGAAGATCCGCAACGATGCTGTGACCTCGACGATTCAACAGGATCAGCTTTCAAACGCCCTCGAAAAGGATATGAACCACTACCTGACGGCGGTGGCGAGCGAGTATTACCCCGACACGGATCGCATGCTGTTGATGCTCGGGTTTGGTGGCACCAGCTTCAAGAAGATCTACTACTGCCCGCTGCGCAACAGGCCGGTGAGCGAGAGCGTCGATGCCGATGACTTGATCGTCAATAACGGCGCGACTGATTTGCGCAATGCGAAGCGCGTGACGCACCGCACCACCATGCGCCCATCGACTGTGAAGCGCTTGCAGATCCTTGGTGTCTACCGCGATGTCGATCTTTCCACACCGAAGTCCCCGGACCTCGACAGTGTGCAGCGTGAGAAGAACGCGCAGCAAGGCATCTCGCAAGAATCCTTTAACCCCGAAGACCGTGATCGCGAGATCTACGAGTGCTATTGCGAACTTGATATCAGTGGGTTCGAACATAAGTACAAGGGCAAGGAATCGGGATTAGAAATCCCCTACCGCGTCACCATCGATGTCTCGACCAAAGAGATCTTGTCGATTGTCCGCAACTATGACGAAGACGACGCCGATCTCCCGACAGCGCGCCATAACTTTGTGAAGTACACGTTCATCCCCGGCATGGGCTTCTACGATCTCGGGCTCCTGCACATCCTTGGGAACACAACGAACGCTCTGACGGCTGCATGGCGCGAGATGCTTGACGCTGGAATGTATGCGAATTTTCCGGGTTTCCTCATGGCGGATACCGGGGCGCGTCAGAACACCAATATTTTCCGCGTTCCTCCCGGTGGCGGCGCTCTTGTGAAGACCGGCGGTCTCCCGATCAGCCAAGCCATCATGCCGCTTCCCTATAAGGACGTTGGCGGTGGCCTGATGACGCTTGCCGACAACATGGCGCAGACAGGCGCGCGTGTCGGTGGAACGGCAGAGATGGCCGTAGGAGAGGGCCGCGCGGATGCCCCTGTGGGTACTACCCTCGCGATGATCGAGCAGGCCACAAAGGTTCTCAACGCGGTCCACAAGCGCATGCATGCTGCACAGGCCGAAGAGTTCCAGCTTCTGGCTCGATGCTTTAGGGAAAACCCGGAGAGCTTCTGGCAGCGCAAGGGCAAACCTTCATACCCTTGGAGCGAACAGACCTTCGTGCAGGCCCTCAACGACTGCGAGTTGATCCCGCAGGCTGACCCAAACACGGCGAGCCACACGCAGCGCCTTATGAAGGTGATGGCGTTGAAGCAGTTGCAGGCTTCCAATCCGGGCATGTACGACCCGATTGCCATCGACACGGCTGCGTTGCAGGCCATCGGTTGGAGCAACCCCGAACAGTTCCTCGCACCGCAGAGCGCGCAGCAGAACCCGCCGCCTGAACTGTTGCAGGCGCAGGCGAACATCCAGACTAGCCAGATGAAGGCTCAAGCCTCGATGATGGATTCGCAGACGAAGGCGCATGCCGCTGAGATGAAGGGTCAGGCTGACCTGATGAAGGCCAAGATTGAAATGATCAAGGCGCAAAATAATCTCGCTCTGGCTGAGCAGGAACTGCATAGCAAGGCAGCGGATCGCGTGTCGCGTGAGCGCTTACAGCTTGTGGATCTTGCCCAAAACCTGTCGGTTCATCCAGAAAGCGCTGGTTTGGTTTCCCCGCTGATTGAGCCTGCTATGCAGGACATTGATCGGCAAGAGCAAATGGGTATGCAAGGCGTTCAACCGCCTCGCCCAATGGGAGGTGAGTGATGGCTGCTAATCCGTTTGCGACATATCTGGAAAGGTTTTTGGCGAACACGGGGCATGCCGCTGCGCCTACGTTAGAGAACTCTATAAATTATATCGCCAGCGGCGCTCGGCAAGCTTCAAAAGATCCGGCAATGCTTGCCGCGAGTCATGGAGCCGCCCGTGAAAATTTAAACAAAATTTTCATGGTGGAATTGAAAAACGGCAAGAACGTAAACCTTGCTCCTAACTCCCCCCGCATCCATGTTGAAACACCTGACGGGCGCTATTTGGAGTTTCCTAAATCCGCGCAAAAAGAAGCCGAAAAAGCTGGCAAAATTTTAAACTTTTCGCCTAAGCAAATTGAAGAAGCGCTGCCTCCCGCTCCCGCTGCGCCTCCTAAACCTGCGCCTGCGCCGACTAAAGATACCAGTGAATCCGTTGCCGCAGCTATTGAGAAAGATGCTGCTCGCGTTCGAGCTGAGCGCGAAGTTGCAAATGCTGCCGCTCAACGTGAAGCTGAACAAGCTAGGATAGCTGCTGCATCTCAAAGCGCTAGAGCGGAAGCAGAAGCGCGGGGTTTCCAAGACGCAAGAAACAAACTTGAAGCAGAAGGGAAAGCATTTCCTGCCGCATCCGCAGATGCTCCTACTGTTCAATTGGCGAAGGACACCGTCTCTGCCCCGCGAGCGGTGCCGACTTCCGAAGCTGCATCTGCTGCCGTTGCCCCCGAAGTTTCAGGGAACCCGTTTGCAGATCGCATTAACGCTGCAATGCAACCAAAAGGCGCTCAAATTCCTTCTGCTGTAGAACAGGCGGCATCTCAGCCAAGATCTGCATCTGTCCCATCTGCGGGTACACCGCCGGAGCCTTCAATTCCCCGTGGACCGTGGAACCCGCGCCCTACTCCTGTTGCTCCCTCCGATCCTTTGAAAGGCAAATTTCCACTTTCAACTGAATTAAGTTTGTGGGCTGCGCCGCCTGCTGCCCTTGCGTACGGTGCATTAATGGCACCTTCGAAAGAAGAGGTGCTTCAAAAAAAGATGCTTGCTGCCGTTCAAGCGGGCCAACCATCGGAAGACCTGAATCCCAGCGAGAACGACATACAAACTGCATTAAGGATTGCTAAACAACGAGCCGAAGAAAGCGCTGCAAGATCCGCTAGGGTGCAAGGCATGCAGGATCAGGATGAGCAAGAATTAGAAGCTGACAGAGCTATGCGCGCTCAGATTCCTGCTGGTTACCAAGGCAGCGCTGAATTTACATTGCCACGCCGTCAGATACCCGCATCTGATTACGATAGCATTCAAGGGCTACCAATTGCGGGGGGAGAAGCTCGCCGTCCTACAGGGGCTGGTTCTACTGCGCCCGCAAAAAACAATAGTTTGCCGGGGTCTAGCGACAACGATTTGCGTTCTATACCGCAGCCAATGCGCCGACTTGGTGCGTTGCCGCCCGCGACAGATGAGGGAAACCAATCTTTCTTTTCGTCTCTCTTGAGTAGATTAACACCTCAAGATCCATATGCTGGAATGAGTGCCCGGCAGATGTATGAGAAAGCGCAAGAGATGCAGGGTTCCGGCGATGAAGGCGGCTCGAATGCTTTGATTCAACGCGCAGGACGCCTCCCTGATGCAGGCATGAAGCGCGGCGGCGTTGCAACTGCTGGCGGCGCGGGGCCTCACAAAGACGCTGCGTTGCACAAAGCTCTCGATATCATCCATGCGATGATGACGCGCGGTCGCTGATAAGGATACGAAGATGGCTGATGATCAAAACCAAAACGACCGGCTGTCTTACGATAGTGAGAAGGGCTTCTTCGACAATCTTGCGACATGGGCGCAAAAGATAAACAGCGCCCGCAGTCCCGATGTGATGCATGAGAATATTTACAATTTTTACCGCCAGCACGGGTATGAGCCCGAAAATGCTGCTCAACATGCGGGCGATACAGCAAGCCATCTTCAGTCCAAGATGGATAGAACCGGGCACATTGCCAATGCTGTTTCGTATCTGAATCCGATATCCGGCCCAGCTAGGATTATGGGTGATATCGCGCAGGGCGCATCTGCCGATGACCCGCTTGAGGCTTTGCAGGCAACGCCCATCGGAGCAGGCGCGAGCCTTCTCGCTACCGGTGCGCAGAAGGGTTACGACAAGGCCAAGGGCTACCTCGGTTACGCTTCCGGTGGCGACGTAGACAAGGCTCTACAGATTGCTGGAGCCCAACCTGAGACCGATCCTGTCGCGCTGGCTCAGCAGACGCTCGCAGCGCCCCGCCCAGCCCCCACCAAGGGCCAGCAAAAGCTCATGGGCACCTTCCAACAGGAGAACCGCCCTGCGGCTGTAGTGTCTCCCAAGCCCGGCACAGGCAGCACTGAGGATTCGCCCGGTTGGAGTTTTGCGACCCCCGATATCAAGGGTGCGGATACGCCTCCCCCGATGCAGGCACCCACACAAGGCACACCTCGGCTTTCAAACATCGCCGATCATGCCCAGCGCCAGATGAAGACCAAGGGGTTCAAGGATCTTGTTCGGGACGTTGCGGGCATCCACAAGATGGATGTGACGCCCACCACCGGGTCTTGGATGGGCAAGGTTGAGCCGTCCTTCATCATCAACGGCTACGGTCCTAATGGCGAAGAGGCTACCCCGGCCCAGATTCGCAAATTGAGCCACCTTCTAGGGTTTGGATACCAGCAAGACGCGGTCGTCGAGCATCACCACAACCCTGACATCGAGAAGGGTGTCCCCACCATGTATGTGGGGAAAGGCAAGAAGCTTGTCAACTCCGATCTTGACAAAATCCATGCTGCGGCGCAAGATCACGGCTTGGATTTTACCCGCACCAAGGATGGGATGGGTGTGAAATTCAGCCATTTTGGTGAGGAGGAGGATCTCCCCGACTTCATGACCAAAGTGAAAAGCGTAGCAGACAAGACAGGCATGCCGGATAGGTTGCATGTCAGAACTCAAGGAGACCTGAAATATGCCAAAGAGTATCTCAATGAAATCTTCGGAGGCGCTGGCGGCGAAACTGGGCTTCCATCCGGCTCCGCACGATCACCCGATCTATTCGGAAGGGTCGTCGATCACGTTCTTGCACCATACGCCAAAGCAGCCGCATCGGAAGGCTACCGGCTCTCGCCAGAGCGCCTCGGCCAACTCTACGGGCTCA